CCAACCGTGGCCTGGGATGTCGCCAGAGGCCCCAGGAGCCCGTCTCTGACCACGAGATCCACCTAGCAGTACAAGACGATGCCCAACCCTACTGAGGGGCTTAGAAGGGCTTAGAATTTGATCGTTTAAACAGCAAAGGCCCCGGAGAGATCCGGGGCCTTTCTGCGTGAGACAGCTATGTGAAGTTAGACAGTTACTACAGAGCCCACTGGACGGTCGAGCCGTTACCCAGGCCTGAGATGTCAAGCTTCGCAGGAGCGGCAGTCGAGTCTGCCTTGAGGACGCGGGCGATACCACGCGGGTTGAGGATGAGCATTCCGATAAGCTCGTCCATGACCCAGCCCTTGTAGAACTGCTCTACCAGGTGGTTCTCCTCAACGTCCAGCGAGTACATGACCGGCATGACGCCGACGAACTCAGGCTCAGCGGTGAGGAATACCTCGCCCTGAGGGATGATGATGGAGCGCTGGATCTGGAACTCACCGAAGGAGGTGATCTTTCCACCAGCGAATACCTCGTCCTTGAACTTGAAACCAGTGACGTTGAGGTCCCAGGTGTAGAGGTCACGAATGTCAGCCGGGTGGGCTAGCACGCGACGGGCCTCTAGCTGGTTGATCTCAACCATGGTTACAGCCGAGTAGAAGTCGGCGGGCTCAAGCGGGTTGCCTGCGCCAAGTAGAACGGTGTGCTCGTTCGGGTGGCCAGCCGGACCAGCCGCGATACCAGTGGCAATACCACCAGTCGGGGCTAGACCAACGGTACCAGCGTCCAGAGCGGAACCGAGGTTGACGACAGCCTGCTCTAGAAGAAGGATAAGACGGGCGTCTTCCTGCTTCTGGATGGCCTGACGTGTCTCGTCCTGTGCGTACTCCACAGCGTTGACACGGAGGTAGTACAGGTCTTCCTTACGAATGCGCGGGAAAGAAGCGATTCGGAACAACTGCGGGAAAGCCTGCTTGCCTTCGAACGGAGTGATCTTGACCTCAGCGTCCGTGCTGTTAAGCACGAAAGCGCGGCCCATGTCGTCCAGGATGTCGTATGGCATGAGCGGTCCGCGCTCAAGTGTGTCCTCAACCAGAACGTTACGTACGATACCCTCGTAGCGTAGACGGATCTGAATCGGACCAACCATACCCTGACCGATGCGACGGAGAGCATTCTGCTTGTCAGCAAGAATGGCCTCTAGACGCGCAGTCTTCTGCTTACGAGACATCTTCGGCGTGCTAGCCAGTCTTTCCTCGTAATCACCAGAAGCGACTGCCTGACGTGCTGTTAGTTCTAACATGTTAGGTAGTTTCCTTGGTTTAGATAGCTAGCTTGATTACCAGACGCGCCGATGACGGGCGGTCCATGACGTACGCCACAACTGCACCGGAGGTGGAGGCGGTCGAGGTGAGACGACCATCAGCACCAACGTACAACTTGACGGGCTGACCGGCTGCGGCAGAAGCGACAGCAGCAGCGACAGTGGTGTCGTTCCAAGCTGGAGCTAGGAACTCGTATACCGAGTCAGGACCCATCCAGGCCTGAACCTGGTTTAGCTGACCGATGTTGTCGAACGTACCGCCGACCCATGTGCCAAGGATACCGAAGGGAATCTCGTTGGCTGCACCGGAAGCCCACGTTACCTGCTCGCCCGTGGTCTTGATCAGTACGGTACCCGGAACAACTGAACCCGAGTACGTGAACACGCTACCACCGATGTTCAGAGAACCATCAGCGTTGCGTAGTGACGGATCCAGTGAGCAGGCGTAGGGAAAACCCTGTGTCTGCGCGTAAGCGGGCCTGATGAGGCGCTTCTGGGCCGTGTATAGGACGTTGGAGGCGTTACCTGGTCCCCAAATTGTTTGCATGTTGCAATTATCCTTGTGTGGTTTGATTTGATTTAGTAAGCGCCTCAAGCGCAAACTTGTCACTCATTACTAGCGACGGCGAATATCCTAAAATATGCCTTGTTAGTAGAAGAGTCCTGCGTCAAGCACGTCGTCTGAGACTTCCTGGCGCTCGGCCGGGGCGTCTGAGGCAATGCGCTCAAATCCATTGGGGGCTGCCGTGTTCTTGCCGAAGGCCTTGGGTAGGCTACGGACACTCGACTGTCGGTGTGCTGCTAACTTGGCTAGGCCAGCCGTCTTGACTCGCGCTAGAGCCTGAATCTGTGCAGTGACAGCTTCGTGGCTCTGTGCGTCAAGTTCTGCGATGCGGTTCCACTTCGCTTCCTTGTCCTCTAGCAGGCCAAGCTCTTCCTCAGCCTCAGCGAGGCGTACGGCTGCAATGAAGTGAGCCTTTGCATTGGTGTGTAGTGTCACGTCCGGAGTCGGAACGCCACCCCACTCCATCTTCTCCTTAGACACCGGGTCAACCTGCTTGGTGACACCGTTGCCGTCAGTGCCTGACCATGTGTCGGTCGGACCGCTGTTGTTGGAAGGTGAAGTCTTGTGCTCTAGAACGTTCTCACGAGTACCGAATGTCTCAGCAACCGGCGTGGTACCCTTGACTGCGGAGCCACCACCAGACGCGGGCTTGTTACCCTGCTGCTCGTTCTGCTCTAGAGTGCCGTCGTCATAAGCACGACGGACGTTGGACTTGACACCATCCTCGGAGCGCGGGAATGGATCAGAGGTGACAGGATCGCCTACACCGGAGTGTGAGCCATCGGAGTCACCGAAGGTCTTGGTCGGACCCGAGTCGTCGGTGGTCTTGTCAGTGTTGAAACCAGCGTCGTCGCTACCTTCGCCAGCAGTCGGCAGGGACTCAGTCGAGTCCGCGCTAACGTCTGATACTCCGGTACCACCGATGCCAGTTACATCCACCTGAGCGTCTGCCTTGGAGGCAGCGTCGTTTGAAGCCTGGTCAACTCCACCAACGCCTGTAACGTCAGTGCGCAAATCAGCCGACGTGTCACCAGGCGGTGTGGGACCATCTGCGTGTCTATGCATATTGTCTCCTGTATTGGTTCGTTGCGCCTGGGCAATCAACTGCTGTGCCGTACGCATTGCCGCCGTGACCGGTCGTGTTTGATCACTAGTCACAGTTTCAGTTCGGGGTTCATCTGTGGCAGGCGGGCTTGCAGGACGAATAGGTACTTCGACCTGGTTGATGCGTGCCGCAGTCTTGGGGTGAACGAATGTTCTCCAACTCATCTCATCTGTTACCTTGGCGGTGGCAGGGGCTTTTGTAGGACCATTAGTTGCGGGAGGTGGCCCACCAGGGCCTGCATCGGGTGGTCCGCCAGGCTGTGGAGCCTGAGGTTGAGGCCCTGCCTGCGCCTCGTCCTGTTGCTTCATCTCATCACGGATCTGCTCAGCCTTGTCAAGATCTGGGTTGTCGTATTCCTTGGGAGGCTGTACGTAACCACAGACCGAACATGTCTCAGAGTCCATGTCGTTTCCACAGATGGGGCATAGCTGCTCGTCACGAAGAGTGTCAACCTCATCGGGAGCATGTACCTGAAAGCTTTGAGGTAGCGGGTTCTCTGCCGTGTGTGTCGAAGACACGAGAGGGTTGTTACGCGGGTGATCACGTAACTGGTTCTGGAAACTGTTCAGACCCTCCTGGGGCATCGGCATGAACTCACGATGTGGAACCTGCTGTGGAGCCGCTGCGCCTTCGCCATGGGCGGGGCCGTAGGGGTTGTCACCCATCTCGATTTGGGCTGTCTCGATAGCATGATCCGGATCCAGTCCCCGAGTCTTCACCAGGTAGTCAGCGTACTGCTGTACCCACTGGTCCTGGGTACCACGGACGGGGTCTGCGGGACTGGCAATGCCCGGAGGTGCGCCGTCGTTTAGTTCAGCTTCCTTGTACACAGCGGACTTCACCTCTCGTGCGAGTGCGGTTTCATCAGCCGGATCAAACACGGCCGAGATCTCAAAGAAATGGATGCCGTAGCAGTTCTCGTAGCTCTTCTTGGAGATACGCTCACCATCAGCGGTCTTATAGTCGTGGTGACCACCCTTCATCTTGACGTGCGAGCAGTACTCGTCCGCAGACGAGGCCTTGTTACCACAGTGTGAGCACTTGGAGTACTCAACGTCGCACCCCATGGAGAATCCATCAAGGTCACCTGACACAATAGCTTCAGCGAGTCGGGGGAACGTCTTAGCGTCTACCTCAAGCAGTAGCTCCACCTCGGTGGGTGGCATGTGCTCGTGATCTACATCGTGTCCACCCCAGTACTCGTCATCTTGCGCGGCAGTCTTGTGATCCAAGACGTTCAGCTTGGAGTCCACGATGACA